GAGGTCGCAGATGTCCACGCTCCGGGAGTCCGGGTACCTGACGAAGAACGGGAACCTGGTGAACCCGGACAGCATGGAAGCCAACGAGCAGGTCCGCGCCCTGCTGACCGACGATGTCGCCAACGAGTTGATGCGCGTCGCACGCACGCGTACCCGCGTCGGGGGCAGGCAGGTGGGGGCCACTGCGGAGGAGATCGAGAACGCAGTGGTGGAGGCGATGGCAAAGGGGTTCGAGGATCCCTACTACCTGCCACGCAACACGATCGAGGCGAGGGATGCCCAGAACCGGGTGATCGCCTACAACCCTTACACCGGTCGGCAGGAAGGTACGCAGGGCGGACCGAACGTCAGCAGCCGCACGTTCAGCCGTGTGAGGACGAACGAGATCCCGTTCGATCCCGACGACCTCAAGTACATGGCCCGGAGGTTCGGAGGGAACCACCGGTTCGACCGCTTCATCCTGAAGCAGGAGCAGCGCGTCAACGGCCAGATCGTGAACCAGAACTTCTACCGGGTCCTTCGCGTCAACCCCAGCATGGCGGCAGCGAAGTACATCCGCAGCGTGGCCCGTGACTACGCGTTCTTCGCGCATGACGCCGGATCTGATCCTGCGATTCAGATTGCGCTGAAGGACTCGTTTCCCGGCATCGGTAAGGCACGGCTGCCTGGACCGCTCGGCAGGAGCCAGAAGGGAGCACCCGTCACAACCACGGATCTTGCGGGGATCAACCCGAAGAGGAAGCCGCTGGGCGGGTACAGCCTGTACGACCTGATGAAGTCGAGCCTTGACGATGCGGCGATGGAGTCTGTCGGGGACCGGGACTACGTGGACCTGTGGCAGAGGCACATCATCCCTGCGGTAGCGGGGATCAAGCCGATAGACGAGACTTCCATGCGCGCAAGCGCGACGATGTTCCAGAACGCAGCGTTGAAGATCGCGAACAGCCGGTTCTTCACGGCCATCGAGAGGAAGGGTGGATATCCAAGGCGGTTCGTGCAGGACCTCCGCAAGTGGGCAACGAGCGCGGATCCGAGCGGGATGCCTCTGTTCGATGACGCGACCCGGTACCTGTACGGAAGCCACCTTGGCCTGAACATGGGCACGGTGATCCTGAACCTGATGCAGCCGCTCCAGAGCGTGCACCAGCTGGGTTTCAGGAACACTGTCGATGCGTACTGGGAATCCCTCCAGATGATCGGGAGGTACGCGAATGCGCGCATGAAGCTTGGGCCGGGTGCTGGGGAGGAAGCGGTGAAGGCCGCGATGAAGGCTTCATTCACCCGCAAGTTCGGCGGCAGGGACTTGGACCTGGTGGAACTGGCGGACCTTGGGTCCACGTGGGAGATGATCGACAAGTCCGGGTACGGGACACGGGCAATGGCTGGGAGCCCGAGGTTCAAGTTCCTCGAGATGATCATGAAGCCGTTCCAGCTCAGCGAAACGATGAACCGGACGGTGACCGCGAATGCGGTGCTGAACGCATACTCGCGTGCCGGCCGGGTGGTGGGGGATGACGTGGTTCGGGCGCAGCTGGATGCGATGACGGCAGTCCAGCAGTTCCAGTTCGGCACGAGCCCGATCAGCAGGCCCGCGTTGTTCTACCTGCCCGGCCTGCGGGAACCGATCTTCCGCCAGTTTCTCCAGTACGGACTCCGGTCGTTCGCCAACATGTTCACCGTCCCGAGGATGATGGGCGGAACCCGTTCGTTCGCCGGACGGGAGGTGACAAGCACCGAACCCACGCTCTTTGGGCTGGGCCCCTCGCCGGTGACGCTGGTGGACATCAGCAGGTTGCTGGGCGTGAGCGCGCTGACGTACGAAATCGGCAAGGGCATGTTCGGCGCGGACACCAGCCGTGGCCTTGCTCTCGGGTTCACGGACATCGTCGGTGGACAGCAGGCATTCCAAGGCGATCAGCCCCAGCTGTACATCCCGCCCATCGTGGACCTGGGTTGGACGGCGGCACGGTTCGTGACGCAGGGGGACCTGGAGATCCTGCAGGACCTCGTGCCTCGTTCGTTGCCTGCAGGTGTGGCGCTGAGCCGCCTGACGGGGACCTTGCCTGCGAGCGAGACGCTTCAGGCGGTGGGGTTGCAGAAGACGTACGTGGACTGGAACCAGTCGAAGGAAGGCATGGCTCCGCTGTTCAACGCGGACGGTCGGTTCATGGGCCAGTACCCCACCAGCGACATCGTGCTGAAGGCGTTCGGTGCGGACATGGGCAGATTCAGCCAGCCCCAGGAGCTGAGCCAGTTCCTGCTGAAGAACAGGGACGCGATTCGCGAGGGGCGCAGGCGTTACATCGCTGCGGTGCTTGGCAACAACATGGGTGCTGCGGCGAAGGTGAAGGCGGAGTTTGAGAAGAGGTTCGGCCTGCCGCTGACCGTGACGCAGGAGCAGATGAAGTCCGCGATCAAGCTGCGCGAGGAAAGCGTGGTGGGCCGGACGGTGGAGACGATCGACCGGACTGCACGGGATGTGTACCAGCAGGCAGTCGAGCAGACCTTGCCGGGCCAGCTCATGGGCGCGGAGGTGCCCGGTCCGGTGGAGCAGGGCGACGTGTATCGGTGGACTACAGGGAGAACCAGAGCTGAAGGTGGCGGCCAGGGAGGAACCTGACGCCGGCAGGGATGCGGCGCTTCTCGAACCTAGACTCGGCCATGTCCTTGCCCATCTGGTGCGAAAGGTAGGACTTCATGCCGAGTACGCCTGAGTCCTTGATGCGTGCGGACACGACCTTCTCTTGGGTTGGCAGCAGGTAGAGGCCGATCGTGGCGCACTGCCCGAACCACACGCAGGGGGGCAGGTGGGGTTCGTAGTGGGCGACGGTGTCCTGCGGGTGCTGGTGGGGGAGCGTGTGCGTGACTATGCCCCACCAGCCTGTGGGGGTGTGGTGGAGGCCGAGGTGGGCGGGGAGGGGATCGGTGGTTTCGGAGAAGGGGCTGGGTCCCGTCACCGAAAGCGGTTCGCCGGAGTGCTGCTGGATGACTGCGGAAAGACCGTGCTCAGAGGTGTGCACGCTGCGATTCCACGAATACCTGGGCTTCCATGACGATCTCCTCGCACTCGTCCAGGTACTCGAGGATGCCCTTCGAGCCCACGCCGCGAACGCACAGTTCGCGGATCGCGCGAGACAGGGCGAGCCGGAGCGCTCGCCCGTTCTTCTCCGCGAGGAGGACGGCATCGAATTGGTCCGGGTCGAGTCGATGCGTGCGTTCGACCTGAACGGCCACGTCGATCGACTTCCACGACTGGATGAGCTGGTCGCTCTCGGTCAGCGTGGGCGTCATGTATGTGATCGTCGCGAAAACAAGGTCATCAGCCGGCTGCACTCGCACGTTCGCGGGAGGCATCGCGGTTTCCTGCATCGCGTTCGTGACGTGGGCCGCAACTTCTCCGGCTCGTTCGAGTGGCAGTTGGTAGACGAACCGGGTCTGGTACATGGGTTCCTTCCCCCTCCGGGAAAACCCCCTGGCGCGTTCCGTCGAAGGTCGCAGCCAGGGGGCTATCCGGGGGCTCTGAAAGGGGGCGGGAGCTTTGCGGGCTACCCGCCCCCGGCTGGTGGGGTGACTGGTGAGTGTATCAGGACGCGAGGGGCTTCACAAGGAAGTCCTTGCGATAGGTGCGTCCGTTGACGTTGTCGTACTGGCACTTGACCACGACTGCCACGGCCTGGTCGCCGTTGATGCGTGCATCTGCCTCGGCGAGAGCCGTGGCAATGTCCTTGACATCGCGGCGGAGGATGGTCTGAAGGTGGCCCTTCAGGCGGCGCATCTCGATCTCGACACGCATGCGGCCCTTGTCATCGAGGGACGAGGTGTCCTGCGGGAGCCGGAACGCCGAACCGTCGAAGGAGCGGGGCTCGTTGGGCTGGTCAGGATCGTTGATGAGCTGGTACCGGAACACGATCTCGGTGCCGGGGACCTTCTGGCCGTCAGGCATCTTGAACTCGCTGGCACGCACGTTGAGGCTGGACACGAACACGTCGTGCTGGCCTTCGGCGGGCCACCAACCGCCAGCACCCATGCCGTTGTCGGGCTGGGCCTGCGCGAAGGTGTTGTTGAGCGAGTTGAACATGGCCTTGACGTTGTTCTCAATGGGCATCTGATGCTCCGTAAAGAGGGGTGAAAGAAACGAAACGAACGAAACAGAGTCTGGGAAGCGAACGCGGTTCCCGCGTCAGCGGACCGCGTTCGCGCTCTCGTACGCGGCGCAGAAGGATTGCCACGCATTCTCACGCGGCAGCTCGAAGGTCGAGAGCGGAGTGAGCGTGCGGACCTTCGCGATGCCGTCGAGCTTGGGGTTGTCGAACGAGGCGTAGTGCCTGCGGATCTTCTGCTGGCTCGTGACCTTGCGGCTCACGGGCTTGCCGTTGATCTCCACCGTCTGCTCGGTCACGACTTCGCGGGTGTCCCACTGGGCCGTGACGGGGATGACGATGTCGAACATGGGGAACATGCGCGCGTACAGGCCGTCCGAGATGAGGATCTTGTACTCCTCGACATGCTGGTTCTCGCTGAGCGGAACGTGCTTGCGGGACAGGTGGGCGATGTAGTAGACGCCGTAGCCGTGCCGGCGCAGGCTCGTGCCAAACTCGATGAGCGTGTCGAAGAGGCGTTCCCAGCCCAGCCGGCCATCGACGTCCGTGAACCGCTCGCGTCCGTAGAGCTTGGCGATGTGCGGACGCAGCAGGCGGATCGCCGCGCCGAGCGTGTCGATGACGACGGTTTCTGGTCGGGGCTGGTTGCTCTTGGCAAGGTCGAGAAGGACCTTGTGCTTGGCCTCGAGCGCAGCCCAGTCGATCACGACCGGGTTGCCTCGCTCATCGATGGAGCGTCCGTCCGGTCCGGGCGTGGGGAACATGACGGCTTCGCTGGTCGAGCACACTGCAGGAGTCTCGTCCAGATTGAGGATGTACGCGCCCGGATGGGACTGGAGGAGGAAGGACTTGCCGCAGCCTGCCTCACCGACCACGAGTCCAAGCATGCGAGAAGGAACGCTACGACCAGTAGAAACGGCATTGCCGAGCCCTGCGTACTTGGAGGCGATGGTGGGACCGTGAGTGACGGAGTGTGTCATGATGACTCCTTAGTTTGCGTAGTCGTTTGAATCGAGGAAGGCGGGACCACGCATGCCGCCTGGGAGAACGTCGGGAAGTCCATCGTTCGAGAACATCCGGGATGGTGGGGGCTTCGGCGGATCCCACCTGATCGGAACATCCGGCTCGGGCGAGACGGACACTTCGATGGTGGGCGAGTTCTCGGGTCCCGTCTCCGACACTGCACGAAGCGGGATCTTGACCGGCTGGGACACGGGTTTCCAGCCGGGGATGGTGACTTCGATGCGCTTGCGGAACGTGATGCCCAGATCCTCGCACCACCCGCTGAAGGTGGAGTACGAGATGCGCACCGAGTTCAGCTCGCAGAACCGCTTGTGCAGTTCGTGCCTGTTCTCGATGGGGGGATCGAGGCGGATTGCCGATGCGATGCGTGGTGCGATCACGCGCTGCAGGACTTCGGACCACATCTCCGGGCCGAGGACCGACTTGCCAGACTCGCGGCTGGTGGGGGACTTCTCCTCAGGTTGCTGGTTCTCCAAGATCCGTCTCCGTGAAGGTGTCTCTGTCACGCTGCAGGAAACCTTCGGTGAGGATCAGGTCGGGCCACTTGCCGGGTTCGATCATGTGGAACGGGAGGTAAGGCGACGGCGTGCCGTGCTGTACGACCGGATCCCCAATCTCGTAGTTGCCGGGTTCTGCGGCTTGCTCCCTGTATCTCCGCACGAAGGACAAGCGAGCATTGTACTCGGCCTGCACTTCGGCGGAAAGCAGCAGTTCGGCGGAAGTGGTGGAAATCGCGACGCACGGATCGGTGAGCCGTTCGGGTTCGTTGTGCAGGTACTCGCCGCGACCGATGTACCAGTCGAGGCAACGCTGCTCGTAGAGGTACGGGTCCGGTTCGCCGTGGAAGACCTTCTCGTTGCGCGGCTCGCCCTTGCGGGGGCCGGACTTGAATGGACTGGTGTCCAGGCTGAACGGACGGTCACGCATGCCGAACTCGATGGACGGCTTGCGCACGGCGATGTGCAGGACGCCGCCGATGCGGTCGGGTGCGGACCATTGCGCTGCGGCGGCTGGGTCTGCGGCCGTGCGGCGAAGCATGGTGTTGAAGTAGTGCTGGGTCTGGAACTCGAGGGGGCAGGTCTGGAGACGGGCGTTGGTGGACATGGCCGTGGTCTTGAAGTCCACGATCCAGAGTTTGCCGGCCTTGTCCCGGACGAGGCAGTCGGGCTGAATGAGGCAGTCCTTGAACGCGATCTCCGGTTCCTGCTCCACGATCTGCCAGTCATCGCGGAAACGCTGGGCGATGGTGCGTCCGGATCCGTCCGGGACCTGGAGGGCGGCATTGAACCACGCGATGCTGACACGGGCGTCCTGCTCCTCACGGGCGACGATCTCCCGGATCTTGTCCGAGGAGCTGCCAAGGGTCTTGGCCACGTCCCGCAGTTCCTCGCACCGGGCGACCACGGCTTGCTCCAGCGTCACGGCACGGTCGCTAGGATCGTCCAGGATGCACGCGAAGGCCAGGTGTACCCATGAACCCCGACTAAGCGCCCGGCTGTACTGGAAGGCTTTTACGAGCCCCAGACGGCGTGACAGATAATATGTGCGTGGGCACGACCGGACGAGGCGGTAGTCGCTGGACCGAATGAGGGGGGTCCGGGCAAAGATCCCGTGGCTTTCAAGCCAGGGTGAAACCGGGTCACATACGGACGTTGGGTAGCTGACTGATACGGTTGGTGGGGGCATAGTCGGGACTCCTGGGGGTGAGCGCACGCGGGGCGCACCGCGCCTCCCCGCGTGCGCGACTCTAGGGGGAGGGGGTGTAGTATCTGCTTCACCGCCGTTGATCTAATCGCTCGCTTCGGTCGGAAGCCAACAACAAGATGCCGTGTGTTCCCCGGCAATGTGGGTAGTGGGAATCCCACACGGCGGCTGTGATGAATTGTCGGTCGCCGGATAGAAAGTGCTACAGATCTTCACAAGTGTGGTGGGTCCGTACACGTTATTTGGGACTGTCGATCCCACGTACGCGGTAATGAAGACTTGTAAGAGTTTCTTACAAGTGGAAGTTTAAGCTTCACTTCCGGCGGTAGCCCAGACGCCAGAGTGCGGCGGAGATTGCGTTGGCCGTCTCGTTCACCGCCTCTTCGTCCAGGTCCCACAGCGCCGCGTGCAGGATCTCATGGATGATCGAGTCCATGGTCCGCTCCTCGGGGTAGCCGCGTGCAATGCGGATCACGCGCTCCTCTTTGTGGCACAAGCCCTCCGCGTCCCCCAGGTGCGGCACGAACCTGATCCGCCATCGCTGGCCACGGATGCGGAGGATTCGATCGCCCTTCGCCATGGCTGGTGGGGTTCAGTGCGCGAGGTGGAACTCAGGCGTGAGCTGGTAGTAGGTCTTGCGGTCGCCGCTGATCGTCTTGCCGGTCTGCTTCGCGAGGTAGAGCCGCATCCACACCGCGCCCTGCACCTCGGGTCCTCGGCCCTGCTCGATGTGCCAGCCGCTGTGGCCGTCGCCGAACTCGTCCTTGTACGTCCCGGTGCGGACGTGGTACTGGATGTCGCTGACCACGCGGCAGCCGGCCTTGTCGCAGACAAGTCGCTCGCGGGACAGCGGCATGAACCACTGCTTGTGGACGTGGCCCTGCACGATCACGTCCGCGTCCGGCATGACCGCCGCGTTACGCCGGACCTTGAGCGTGTCGAAGGACATGAGCGCAGCCCCACCAGCCCCGTGGAAGTACTTGAGGGACAGGGTGAACCGCTCGGTGTCAAGGTTGATGTTGAAACGGAGCCAGCCGCCGTAGCCTCCGGGATACACCTTGTGCCCGGTCTGCTGGCTCATGCGCTCGCACAGCCGCTCGGTCAGGTCCGTCTCGCAGTTCTTCAGGATCGCGGACTCGTGATTGCCCCGGCCGATCACGACGAAGTTCTTTGCGTACGGCGCGTAGAAGTCGGAGGCGTGGCGGACTAGGGAATCGAGGTAGTCCGCAGCCAGTGCATGCTCTTCGCGAATGCCCGCCTTGTTGCGGCGAGGATCGAACTTGCCTTCCATGGCGCAGAACAGATCGCCGACATCGATGATGCCAGCGCGACGCTCAACCGCTTGATCAAGGTGCTTGAGCTCAAGTTCATGGTCTGCGTGCGGGTTGTCGTGGTGGCGGTCCCCGGACAGCAGGAACCACCACTCATCCGTCTTCGAGGTGCAATCGAGATCGACAAGGTGAATGTTCCTTGTCGCTGCCCTCACCTGAAACGGGGCCTTAGGATGCTCTCCCAAGGGAGTCTTTGACATCAGATCTTGGAGCCATGCTTCTTGCACAGGTACCAGCCGGCCACGAAGCCGACCGCACCAAGTAGGGCTGCAAACCAAAGGCTACCGAGGAAAGAGGAGAAGTCAGCGAGGATCATGCTGTTTCCTTTTTGTGAATGCGTCGCCACGCAGCATCGAACTCCGGGTCAGATGCCCGCCGCGCAGCGACATACTCGCGGGCATCCTCAGGTGATTTGTCATCGAGCATCCGGCTGGCAAGGTCCGCATCCGAAACCTTCTTGCGCGGGATCCAGCCGACGGCAATCCGGATGGCCTGGCCCAGTCCGGTCTGCCACAGGACAATGACGACTGCAACGGCAACCACGGCACCAGCCACCCAAACGAGCGTCTCCATCCACGCAGGGGTACGGTCCTCAAGGCCAGGAAGCTGAGCATGGATATCGGCAGCCAGTTCGTAGATTCTGTCGGCACGGGTGACTACCTCCTTGTCTTGGATGGATTCCCCGTGCACGGACAGGGCGCGGGCTTCTGCCCGGATCTCGTTCGTGTTGTCCGATACCCGCTCCGTCGCGCTGCACCCCACCAGCAGGAGGCTAGCGGTGAGGCGTTTCATAAAGCTTCGTCTCGATCTTGTCCAGCCGGGCGTTTGTGTACTGCTGCTGGATGATGAGCTGGGTGAGTTGGCGGTCGTGGTGCAGGTAGACGCCGAGCAGGCTTCCAAACAGCGTGATCGCCACGCCGGCGATCTTGGCCCAGTCTCCTGCTGACAGCTTGACGATGTTGGATCCTGGCTCCATTGTCATCTCAGGACCACACCCTTACCGGATGTGCCGGCGGCTGGATCAGGATGGGGCTCAGGATGACCTCCTGGGTGGCCGTCAGGGGATCCCTGAGCCGCAGGTTGGCATGCCATCCGGGGAGCGGCACGGGGACGGGGTTGCCTTCCTCGTCCACGTCCGGTCCCGGCACCCAGATCGTGCCGATGGCCGAGTACGAGGTTTCCTGCGTGAACCCGCAGACGAGGCCGGCGGCTGCCATCGCCTCTTGGACGTGGGCCTCGTCCTCGCCCTTGAGCCAGTAGTCGTGGAAGGGGGTCATGTGGTGATCGTCTGGAGGTTGCCCGATGTGAGCGTCCCGGCGTAGAACTCGACTTTTCGGATGATGAGATTCGGGTACTGCGTGTACGTCCCCGGCGTGCCGCTGCTGTCGGTGGCCTCCATCCCGAAGGTAACGAAGTCGATGTTTCCGAAGGTCGTGACATTGTTTGTCTGGGTGTCTACGGACCCGCCATTGATGCAGAACGACGATGACGTTCCGCTCCAGTAGTGGACGGCCTTGTTCACCCCCGCGGCGATGGTGCCCGTCGAGGTATTACCGTTCGACCAGAACGCCCGCGCCGCGGTCGTGCTGCTGGCCTGAAGGCCGAGTTGCTCCGCAGGCGCATCGTCGGTGGACAGCAGCGTCCCGGCCTGACCCGGCGGGTAGAAGTGGATGACCAAGGCACCGGGGTCGCCCCACGACGTGATCGTGGAGTCGAGGACGTACACGCGGTCGGGGTCGCGCTGGACGGATGCGTTCGACGGCGTCTTGATGTAGGAGGTCGGCACTACGTTGACGTTCGCGCCATCCATTCCCCAGATGTAGATTCCGTCCGTCGTATTCGCCCCCAAATACGACTCGCCATTGGCAGTCATTGCAGGAGTGCCGCTGGAATCGTTGGTTGCCAGCGCGAGGACGAAGTTCAAGTTCCCGGAAGTGCTGGCCGTGCCGCGCACCCAGATCCGGTACCAGTCGTCCTTGAACGCCTCGATGCCTCGGTCGGTCGAAGAAATCACCGTTCCGACCACCGCCGACTGCGTGACCGTCCCGGCATCAAGATCGAATGTCGCGTGGTAATACTCCGTGCCGCTTCTTGACAAGAGGAGCGTCGCGTACTTTCCAGCCCTTCCGCTTCCTCCCGTAAGGTTCTGCTTCTTCACGAACACGCTGTTCATTCGCGCCGTCTGTGAACCGACCGTCCGGCTCATGTAATGCGCCGCAGAAGAGGTGTTCTGACGCAGCAGCACGGCGGTTGACGCATTGTCTGGAGCCGTCCAGAAAGCGCCGCTGTTGTTGTTGATTCCACTACCTGACTTCGTCCAGTACGCATTCGCCGGGTCTTCCGAATATTGGAATTCGTTCGTCCTGCTCTCCTCCACCAGAAGCCCGAGCCGGGTTCCGCTGCTGTTGTGGGTGAGGCGGGCGACGTCCGTGGCCGCCGACGCGATGTAGCCCGAGGAGTCCACGTAGGTGCCGCTGCTGGCGCGGGTGAGCGTGTAGCCCGAAGGGGTGCCGCTGCTGAAGTCGAGGGTCCAGGATGGTGACAGCGCCCCGCTCTGCGTGGTCGCGTTCGCAGCCGTCGACGGCGACGAGTCGTAGTCCGCGTTCGTCGCCACGATGCGGTACTCGTACGAGGTCGACGCCGTCAGCCCCGTGTCGCTGTACGTCGTGGCCGTTGCGCTGACGGTCGTCAGGGTCGAGTACGACCCGCTGCCGCTCGGGCTGCGCCGTTCGATGCGCTGGCCCGTGTTCCCGGTCGACACGTCCGTCCACGAAAGGTCGATCTGCGAGCTGCTGACCGCCGTCGCCGTCAGGCCCGTGGGGGTCGCGGGGATCGTGAACTTGCTTGCCGCGTTGCTGTTGGCGCTGGCGCCCGCCGCATTGGTCGCGTAGACGCGGTACTCGTACTGGACGCTCTCGGTCAGGCCCGTGTTGCTGTACGAGTTTGCGCCAGCCGACAGGGTGGCGATCTGGCTGTAGCCGCCGCTCCCGGCGGGACTGCGCCGCTGGACGATGTACCCGGTCTCGTTCGTGGCGTTGTCGGTCCACGCGAGGTCGATCTGCGTGGTGCTCGTGGCGGTCGCGGTGAGCGAGGTCGGCGCGGCCGGGACGTTGAGGGTCGTGACCCCGCCCGTCGCGTTCTGGCTTGCCGCGACCTTCGTGCTCTCGCCGATCCCGTTGTGGGCGCTGACCCAGTAGTAGTAGGTCGTGTTCACGGCGGGCGCGTTGCCGCCGCTGTTGGCCCCGTCGTCGGTGTAGGTCTGGACGCCCGCGCCGACCCCGTTCACGAGGGTTGCGCCCACCGTGGTGTTGGTCGTATTGCGGTAGACGTAGAAGCCGTCCTCGTTGGCCGAGGCGTCCGTCCAGGTGATCGTGACCGCGACCGCCGTGCCGTCCGTGCTCGGGGACGCGCTGACCCCGGTCGGGTCGGCGGGCACGGTTCCGGCCTGCGTGGTCGCGTTGGCCGTGGCGCTTGGCGGGGTCTTGTCGTAACAGTTCCCGGCGATCACCCGATACCAATACTGCGTGCTCGCCGCCAGCCCGGTATCGACGTATGCGTTGATCACGACCACCGCGACCTGCGTCCATCCGGTGCTGCCGTTGGGCGACCGCTCGACCTCCCAGAACGTGGCCTCGTTTGGGCCGCCTGCGGTATCCGGGTCCCAGCTAACGTCGATGGACGAAGCGCTGAGTGCGCTGGCCGCCACGCGCGTGACCGCGTCGGGCTTGTTGTCGGACAAGCACCCGCTCGGACCTGCGATCGGCAGGACTCGGTTGCGCTGCGTGCGCAGGACAGCCTCGGTGTCAGTGAGGTTCCAGGTCCTGTTGCGATGCATCACAGTCCCCCGTGAAGAACCTGGACGGTGGGGGTTCCGGACGCCGCGGAGCAGTGGACCTCGATGAACTGGCATCCAACCGTATCGATCAGGATGAATGCACCGTTCGTCGTCGAGTTCGTGGAGTTGAAGATCTTCGCGTCACCGACCGTCTTGGTGTACTGCGAAACCTCGTAGTAGTTCGTGCCGGCCAGCCCCGGGAAAGCCGCCTGCGCGTTCGTGTTCAGGACCGTCGTGGCAACGCAGAGCGTCTGGGGAACCCACGCCATCTGGTCTGGGTAGAAGGACCAGCCGATGAACGTCATGGTCAACGCGCTAGTCGAGGTCGACAGCGTCTTGAACTTCAGGTAGTTCAGGCTGGACCCCACCAGCACACTTCCCGATCCTGCCACCGGCTTGGTCGTCGTGACCACCCGGCTTGGCGTCGTCGTCGTGACTGCGGCAATCGATGCGATCGAGAAGCTCTTGACGTCCGTGGTGAGTTGGACCTGTGCCATGTCGTTCCTGCGCGAGCAGCCACCTCAGTGCCCATTCTCCTGCGGCCCTACGCTGGCCGACTGTGCTCAGGGGAAGAAGCATGAGCGGCAAACCGTGCTCCCCGATGATATCGAGCAAAGCATCGGTTGCCACCCCCGGATGCGGAAGTCCAGGACGCACTTCGAAGTCCCGGATCCAGCCCTCGAACAGCAGGCAGGCGGTCCTGCATTCGTCACGGAGGCGACGGCAGCACTCGGCGAAGCGTCGCCTGCCGTCCACGGTCAGGCAGTTCCCCGCGATTTCCTCGAAGGAACCCTTGCGCTCGATTGCGCTTGTGCCCCCCACCAGCCGGTAGTCCCCGGTCTTGAGGGTCTGAGACTGAGTGCGGACCGTCAATGTGAGGGACTTGCCGGCGGTGGAGGGGCGGCTGCGGTCCAGCACCACGAGGTGGGCCGGGAACGCAAGCGGCTTCTTCTCCCTGCTGTCGATCAGGACTGTGGCGGTTCGGGACACTCCCGGATGCTAGGGATTTCCTTGTGCAGTCCGTAGATGTCCTTCAGGAGATTCTTCCTGGTGTCCGCCCATTCGTCTCCGCTGATCGGCGGCTTGGTGGGGACTCGGTTCATGCCGATGGTGAGCTTCATGTTGGACAGCCACCACTCGGGCGTGGGCAGGAAACCCATGTCCTCCATGACGTGCTGCTCCGCGACCAGCCGGACCGGAACCAGCTTGTCGCCAACCTTGATGTTGGTTCCGAACTCCTGCTCGCACCAGAAGATGCCGGCGGTGTGGTGCCGGAGGGCACGGTGTCGTGCGTCTCCCATCAGTGCCTTCGTCTCGTCGAACCAGTTGTGGATGAACAGGTAATCCTGCCATTCCCCGCCGAACTTCTTGGCGGAGGACAGTGCGTGGTGGTATGGGTGCATCAGAAGCTCACTTTCTCGTCTGGACTCTCGTCCTTGGTTTCCTGGAATCGGATCTCGTGCCGCTGGGAGATGACGTTGTTCTTGCTGCGGATCGTGAATGCTCCGTTCGATCCGTCCACGTACCCATCCCCGATCTCCCAGCCGGGGAATCTGGACTCGAGCAGCTGGTACAGCTCGTCGTGGATGTCGGAGATGAACGACTGGACGATGGAGTGCGCTGCTTCCTTCTCGTCTTCGGACTTGTAGATGACCCGGTCGCCTTCCTCCATCGAGAAGAAGTGGTGGTCGAACCAGCCGGAGTCGTTGGACCCGGAGTACTCCACGACCAGCGTGAACTCAGCGGGGAGGAGAGGGCGGATCTGGTCGATGCACTTTCGTATGTTCGGGAATTGACTCATGGCTTCGCTGCTTTCTCCAGTTTGTCCTGGATCTCGTTGTTGAATGTGTCCACGACGTTTCTGATTTTGGGGTGCATGTCTTCCCCATAGATCCACCGATACTCGTTGTCGAGCGCGTCGCCGTACTCGACCTTGATGAGCGTGCGGTCGAGCCACTCGACAGAGGAGCGTCGGTCGCCGTTGCCGATCCGCTCTGTGACCACGTTGTACTTGCATGCAAACGTGCACTCGAGGTAGATGCCGTTGCGCTCGATGTACACGGGGATGTCACGCTCGACTTCACTGATGGTGTGCTCAGTCATCTTCTTCCTCTCCGAGGTTGACGGCGATCTCCTGGGCTTCCGGGCTGTACCTGCCGCGCCATGCTTCCCAGCGCAGGTCGTATCCGGACATGTCGTTCGACAGCTTGCAGTCACGGTGGTATCGGCTGGCCTGCCCGTTGAACAGCAGGATGTCGGCCAGGTGCTGGCGGTTGACTGGGTCGGCACGAGCTGCGGCTTCCCATCCCTTGTCGTTGATGACGGACATGACGAAGTCGCCGCCGGGGATGCCGTGTCTGTAGTAGCGGTAGAGGGACTCGAAGACGGTGGGGGGAACGGACCAGTTCTGCATGGCTTACTCGTAGATGAGGGGTGCGTGATGACCGGAACGGGAACAGAGTTCGTACCAATAGCCGCACTCGGACACGTGCTCGACTGCTTCCGCCATGAGGTCACGGGCATGGTCCTCGGTGCCCAGCGGGCAGTCGAAGTACAGGGCGTCGTAGACCTGGAGGAACAGGCGCGGCTGGAGGTGGCTGGTGGGGGATGTGAGGGGTCCGAGGTTGCGGTGGATGTGGTTCTGGATGGCGAGCATGGCGTTGCCGGCGGTCGCCTGCACGGGGAAGTTGCAGACTTCGGAGATCATCGACTTGCCGCCACGGGCGAGGAGCTGTCGGAGTTCACGGCGGGTGCGCCACGCCCGTTCGTCCAAGCGGAAGTTGGTGAACGTACGGGAGTGGCCGGTGTATGGCAGCTCGATGTGGCCCTGCGACTCGGCGGTCTTGCACAGGGAGTGCTGCCACTCCACCAGGCGGGGACGCTGGGCGTGGCGTGAGGCGACGATCTGGTCGAAGAAGGACATGGGGTAAAGCGTGCCGGACATGTCGAGCACGGAACGCTGGAGTCGTGCGGCGGATGCGCCGAACAGGTCGGCGAAGTTCACGGTCTTGCCGATCTGGCGCAGGGCCTTGAAGTCCGGGCGGTCCTTGGAGTCGGGGCCGAAGATGGCGAGCGTGCGCTCGGTGTGCAGGTCGAGGCCGTCGTTGAACGCGGCGAGCAGGGTTGGCTCGCCGGACAGGACGGCTGCGACGCGGAGCTCGATCTGGCTCAGGTCGAATGAGACGATGCTGCCGCCGGGGAAGCGTGACTCCTCGCAGTCCTTGATGACGGCGGGGAATGTCTGGGCTGCGGGGTTCTTGCAGGTGATGCGTGCCTGGATCGTGCCACCCTCGGAGCCGGAGTCCTTGGGGACGGACGGGACGGTGTACCACGTGGGGTACGCGATGCCGATGATCGGGTTGCCGGCGCAAGGGATGAGGACGGAGGACTTGTCCGTGGGCTTAGTGCGACGGTGCCGGAGGAGCGGGTAGGTGTATGAGGAGACGAGCTTCTGTGCGGTGGCATGCTTGTCGGCGCACTCGAAGACGGCACGGGCCGGGTGCGTGTCGGGCAGGTGGCTGGAGATGAGGCGGCGGTTCTCGCTGGACCACGAGAGCTGCTTGTTCTTCTCGGTGTAGGTGAGCAGTGGGTGGGTGAGGAAGTCGGGGTGCGCGACCTGGATGTCGGCGATGCAGCGGTCGAGGAACTCGCGCTGCGACTGGACGCTGCCTTCGCCTTCGATGAGTACCCCACCAGCGGCGGCGCAGTTGGATGCTTGGTCTGCTTCGAGGAGCAGGCGATCCTCGAGGTTGTGCAGGGTGCGGAACCGGAACGGGATGCCGGCTTCGCTCATGCGGATGGTGGACCACAGCGTGCTGCTGAAGTGGCTGACGCACTTTGGGTTGAGCTTGTCCGTGCCGGGGTAATCCTGCTGGATGCGCCGTGCCAGGTGGGCGACGGCGAGCATGGTGTTGTGCGTGTCCTGCGCGTTGTAGGCGTGGAGGTCCGGGCTGGTGGGGGAAGGGAAGCGGCGGCCGTCCTTGAGAGTGGCGTCGTCACGGTACGAGTGCGTGCCGAGGACGGGGCCGAGTGACTTGAGGCTGCGCTCGGGACGTAGCTCGGAGTGCAGGAAGTTGACGACGGACAGGTCGATGAGCGTGTGCCTGCCGGACAGGAGCATCGCGAACTCGTTGCTGAACGCACGCAGCCAGAGGATGTCGAACGGCAGGTTCATGCCGACGATCACGTCGGAGTGACGCAGCCATGCGGACAGGCACGCGTGGCTGGTGGGGTCGGTCAGGTTGAGCGTGAAGGTGGAGCCGGGTACGAGGCTGGCGATGCCGTCGAGGTCGAGCGTTCCCTTGGCGGGACGGCGTGGCTCGGACGCTGCGACGGTGATGGCGCACGTGAGCACCAGGTCCTGGCGGGCAACGCCGTCCGTGGCGATGGCCCGTGCAGGATGGAACACGGTCTGCGCAGGCAACAGGGTTCCCTTCCCGTTGGTGGCAGCGGCTCCGTAGGTTTCGATGTCGAGGGAGATGACTCGGGGACTATTGCTCACGTGCCTCGTACTCCTGGATCTTGGATAGGAGCTTGACGTTCTGTTCCTTGGCTGCGTTGCGTTCCGTCAACAGGCGCAGGGCGTCTGCCTGCCACCGTTCCGCGTCCCGCCTCGCCTCGTCGCGCTCGGCGGTGAGGATGTCGATCTGCAGGCGCAGGTTCTCGATGTCCTTCTCGTGGTCGGTCATGTCTCGTCCTCGATCTCGGCGGCGTAGTGCATCTCGGCACGGGCCACTGCGGCAAGGACTTCCTGCCTGCCGAACAGGTGCATGGCGTCGGTGATGAGGTCGGTGAGCGCAGCCTCGTCGGGGGTCTCGAGGACACGGGTCAGTGGCTGGTCATCGACGTACTTGATGAGTGCGTTGCGTGCACGGTTCGCCTTCTCCTCGTTGTCGCGGGTCATGCCAGGTCCTCGGAGATGTGGAGGTGGCCGGGCCCGTTGCCTTCGGGGTCACGCAGGATCTCGGTGTAGAGGAAGTGTTCCTTGCCGGACTCGTCGGTTCGGCTGAAGACGAAGCCGTATGCGGTTTCCTCGGGGACTCCCTCGGATGCGTAGATGATCACGGTCTTGGCGGTGTAGCCGATCAGCTGCTCGAGGTAGGTGGCATACGGATCCTTGTCGGCGGGTGGGGTGGCAGGGTTGGTCATCGGAGCGTGCCTTGCCGGAATGCGGCGTTGTTGAGGTTGGCCTCGGTCACTGGGTAGAAGGGTTCGCGGATGAGGGGAGCGGACGGGCGTGCGAGTTCTCCGGTCAGGAAGTTGCGGAGCAGGGCCATGTGATCTGCGACCGGGTGGATGAGGCCGGGCTCGCGCAGGACTGCAGCCGGGTGGTACGTGGCGAAGAAGTGCGTGCGCGACAGGGTCGGGATGGCGATGCCCTGGGTACGGAAGGCATCCTGCTGGGAGAGTGCACGCTTGGACCAGGTGCGGGACAGGTGCGTGACCGGGTCGGCACCGGCGCACAGTATGGCACGGGCGGTGGCCGGGATGTGGTGCTCGAGGATGGACTGGATGTCGGCGAGCGTGTGGCTGAAGCAGGTGCGGTAGTGGGCGGGCTTGGGCTTGCCGCCGGGTGACACGCACCGGGCCACGTTGCAGAGGTACACGGTGGCGAGGGAGTTGATGCCGGAGCCCGTGAGGTACGGGCCGGACAGGAGCTGGCCCGACGGGCCGATCCAGCACTCGCCGGCACGGTCCTCTTGGGTGCCGGGGTTCATGCCGATGACGATGACGACCGGGTTGGCGGGGTCAGGGGGAAGGCTGGTGGGGAGATGGCGGGACGGGATGCCTACGTTCTTGGCGGAGGAATGGAGATCGCATGCCGTGCATGACGGCTTGGCGGGGAGCAGCGTGAGTTGCATGTCGTTCCTCGGATGGGGCGGGAATGGTACCCCACCAGCCAGAGCCTTATCGTGGTGGACGCTAGTGGCGTGTGCTGGGTTCCGCGGAACCGAGACAGAGGCATGGTCGCTCAGAGGAGGGCGGATGGCCGGGGGATACCTCCCTGCGCGCGGACCGTCGTCCGCCACCAGGTAAACCTGGAGCGCAGGGTGTTCATGGGATTCCGCTTGACGCCGGTTACGAGCCGGCGGTGCGGACGGTCCCATGGCTTGGTTCGTCAGTCGTTGGGGTTCGACGGACGGGGAAGGTAGCGATCACGGTCGGCGAGTTCGCCGGACAGGGGGCAGGCCGGGCCACGAACGTACGTGGTGGCAGGGTTGGCCGGCTTCCGTGCTGCGAGTTTCTTGCCGAGCGGGTGGTCAAGGTCGAGCGGGTGCAGGCAGTCGATGTACTCGCAGGCTTCGCAGGAAGGTGGCAGGCCACGTGTCTGCTCGTCGAGGATGCGGAAGTACAGGCGGGCGTACACGTCACGGTCACACATGTGGTCCGTGTTGAGGAGGTAGATGCCGGTCTTGGCCATGCCTTCGATGACGGTCCACAGTTCGTCGTGAACGTCGAGGTCCGTGATGAGTTCCTGCGGGGGGCAGGGGATGATGCCCTGCGTGAGCAGGAGTTCACGGCTGGTGATAAGCGGCGCTTGCTCGAGGTCGTAGACCAGCGTCCAGTGGAAGATCTCCTTCTGGTCGGACGGTGCTTCTGCGACGAGGCGTGAGATGGCACGCTTGCGTTCGGCGAATCGCTCGCGCTGGCGCTTGAGTGCGTCCTCCTGGATGCGGATGGTGGGGTGTGGGTCGGTGTAGGGACGGGTGCGGGTGGCGATCACTTGGATGCTCCGTTCTTGGCGCGTTCGATGTCGTCGGACAGGATGCCGTTGTCCTCGCAGAGTGCGATGAAGCGGTCGACCCTGGCGGACAGGCGGGAGATGAGTTCGGACTGGACTTCGATGGTGGTGATGGAGTTGCGGACGGCGTCGTTCAGTTCGATCCACTTGGGAGCGAGCTTGAAGTAGGCGGCGGCGTACTTGGCCGTGGCATCGATGTGCTCGGGCTTGCTGGGTGCATCCCAGAAGTACTCGTTGTTGTTCTTGAATGCGGAGCGGATGGATTCGATGAGGCGTGGGTCGAGGACGTTGTTCATGAGTGTGCGTACTCCAGGTCTGCGATGCGGGTGACGTAGTTGGTTGCGGCCTGCATGCGATCGACGGTGGACAGGGCGTTGAGCGATCGCTTCTCAACTTCGGTGACGGCTTGGAGGACAAGGCCCGTGGTCAGGCCGGCGTTGCGTTCGGTGGGGAAGAATCCGCCGGGCCCGTCGATGCGCATGAGCTCACGGCGCAGGTGCGGGACGTTCTGCCAGAGGACTGCGCCTTCGTCGGCGAGTGCGCAGGCAGTGGTGTCGATGAACTCACGGGTGTCCGGGACGCGGACGTGGTTGAGCTGGTCGAGCACCTTGATGAACTGGTTGGCGGTCGAGATGAAGTTGATCATCGCCGTGGCGATGGTGGTTTCGTAGTCGGCTGCGAGTCCGGGCGTGTTCTTGCGGTGGAACGAGATGGCTTCGCCGCCGGAGAACGCCATGTTGTCGCAGACGAACGTGCGGAACGAGATGATGCCGGACTGCGCGATGGTCTTGTCCCACGAGCCACGGAATCCGAAGCCTGCGATGCCACCCTTGGAAGAGTGCAGGCGCGGGTGCTCGAACTCGATGAGGCCGAAGAGCTTGTCGGCTCCGGTGTGGCCCGGCTTGATGGCGAACCGTTCGGTGACGATGGACGCGCCGAGCACGGAGAGGGAGTCGCGGATGGCGGAGATGTAGGTGGAGTGCGGGATCGGATGCCACGAGGGCGTGGGTTCGGGGGCCGGGATGGCGGCGAGGTCGGAGAAGGAGATCTCGGAAGCGCCGGCGTGGAGGTAGAGGCGGGAGGTTGTCATGTCAGTCCTCGAGTTGGGGGTCCAGGGTGTGGCACTTGGTGCCGAGAGCGGAGCAGGTGGTACGGCAGGCGGATGCGTTGGCCCGCCACGACTGGAGTGCGGTGGCGTAGTCGTCGGTTGCGCAGACGAGCATGGTCTGGCAGGTGTCGGGGTCGGGATAGTCGGTGGCGATGACCTCGGGGAAGAAGCGGGGCGGCTGCGCCCAGACCTGCATGATTCGGCCGGACGGGTTGGTGGCGCAGAAGACCTGGTACTTGGCGGTGATGATGGGTGGTGGGGTCGGCATGGGACAGGTCGAAGAGGTGCGGACAAATCCCCCGGCGAGGGGGCGCGAACGCGTCCCTCGCCGGGGGTGCAGAAAGGAGTCAGGAGTGCTGAGCCCAGCGGACACGGCGGTCGAGACCGCCGATGGTGGTCCAGGCCGAGTCCGGGTCACGGGCAAGGCGCTGGGTGCGGGGGCAGCGGACGATGCCGAGCCGGCGGTAGAGCCGGGCACGGAGTGCTCGCTTGCGGTCGGTGCCGAGCAGGGTTTCGATGACGGCGGGTGCGGGCGGGGCAGGCGGAGCGTGGATGACGATGGGCTCGAGGCCGGCGTAGCGGTGAGCGCCGCCTGCGGACATGGAGAGCTGGTGCTCTTGGGAGAGGACTCGGTTCCACTTGCGGTACATGGGACGCAGGGCAGGCGGAAGGGATTCGAGGGAGCGTGTCAGTTCCCATGCTTGGCGGAACGAGAACTCCTCGCGTTCCGTGCCGAGCTCGGTGGGGAGGGGGATGCCCTCGGTCATGTCGCTGGTGGGAGGGAGGAGGTAGGGACGGTGGTCCTCGGAGAGGGGCAGGTTGGGCATGGTGGATGCGGTGGCCGAATCCATGGCGGAGTGGCTGACGATCCACGAGGAGAATGGGATTGGGACGAGGAGGGCGGAGACGGTGAGTGAGGGCAGCATGCGGTTCCTTTCTGCATGTGGTGATCCCGGCTCCCCGCACCAGCATGTCCGGGTGGACAGAGGCTGGTGGGGGAGACGAGTGGATGGATCAGCGGCGACCCTTCACGAGGGTGCGCTTGGCCCGGCGTGAGGGCTGTTCGGCGTGACCGTCGACGTCATCGCCGGTGAACGAGGCGGCGGGGTCCGACTCGTTGGCGGCGGAGATGTAGGAGGGGTTGGCCTTGGTGCCCTTCACGTTGGCGTACATGCCGTCGTCCGTCCACGTGATGAACGGTGCGACGCGCTGTCCGGGCAGGGTTGCGGCGAGGGCAGCGATGTTGATGAACGAATCACGGACGGCCGTGGGGTTGGCGGACTCCAGTGCGTTGGCGAGTGCCTTGCAGGCAGAGTAGCAGCGGTCACGGTCGTGGCCTGCGATGGCCATGAGGTCGCAGAAGACATTGGCGCCAGCCCACATGAAGCCGTTGGGTCCGACGAACGAGACGAGGTCGTTGACGCGGAGGTTGGGCTTGCCGGCCTCCTGGTCGACGGTCATCTGGACCTGCAGGCGGAGCGTGAAGTTGTCCTTGCTGTCCTTGGTCTGCGGGACGACGCCGGTGATGGTCGCGGAATAGCGGCCAGCCGGGTAGTCGGCGGGAGTCGGACGGGCAAAGCGCGAGAAGTCGAGCGAGGCGAGCGAGTCAAACTTGATTTCCATGGCAGTTTCCTGTGAAAGAGATGAAAGAAGAAATGAAAGAAACGGAAGCAACCCCACGCGGGGGGCGCGAAGCGCATCCCCCCGCGTGGGGAAAGGAAGGAAGGGAAGGGAAGGATCAGTAGTTGACGGCGTCCCATTGGGGACGGGAGGCACGGCGATGATCGGACACGGCGTTCTGGAGGGCACGGTCGATGTCCTTTCTGCTGGTGGGGTCGGGGTGTTACAGGGATTCCGCTCCGCAACGGGTGCAACGGAGTTCGGCATCGATTTCGAGGTCGTTCTTGCAGGCGTGACAGACATGGATGCCCGGATGGTCGCGATCGCCGTCCGGATCAGGCTCTTCGTACTGGTTGCACATGACTGGCCTCCTTTGGCCATTGGGTTGATGTCCGGCTACGAGCTGGACGGGTTGAAATCTCCTGCAGGCCTTTCGACCTGCAGGAGATGGATCACAGACCGATCAGTTCGGGATCTACCTCGTAGATCTGCAGCCCGCACTCACGGATGTGCTGCATGGCGTTCTCCATCGAGGTGTGGTTGGTCCGGGTGATCTCCAAGACCTGCCAGGTGGCGCGGGGCGGACAGACGAAGTTCCGCTGGACGCGCTCCCAATAGGCGTTGGCGTGATGGACCCTGACATGCACGACCTCTCCGGTGTCCTCCATGGCGTACACGCAGGTGAACTGGGCGGGCTGCCACGGGGCGAGATACGCGAACGGACGGGTTGTGTTGGCAGTCTGCATGACTGCCTCCTTTCTGCACTTTCGTGCTGTTGCCGGCCTCGCGACGAGCGAAGCCGAGCTATGCCATTCACCCCACAACAACTGGACTGACGATGCTCGGCACCGCGCTTCGGCAAGAAAAAACACTGCTCCCCCGCAGGCAAGGGGGAGCAAGAGGGGTCGGGGTGTGACAGATCGAACTCATCGCCCGGCTAAAAGAAAACCCCTCGTAGCCGGTTAGGGCTACGAGGGGTGCTGTGCGGACGTCAGAAGGTGATTTCTGCCGTCTCGCTGGACGCTGCTGGCGTCTCGGTTGCTGCCGGAGCCGCCGGCGCGTTGTCCTTCATGCAGGACGCGTAGAACACCGTCTGCTCGGCACCATCGCTGCGCTTGCCTGCCGCGTGCCGCTTGTCGAGGAAGTACTTCGTGACCTCGCCGGTCTTCACGTTGGTCACCTCAACGGTGCCCCACGCGTTGCCGGACTTGGAGGGGATTCCCTCGGTCACGACGATCTTCATGTCGGACGGCTTGCGGACGGGCTGGGCGGCGAGCGTTGCCTTCAGTTCGGCGATCTCGGCCTTCATGGCGGACATCATCGCGGCGACCTCAGCGTTCAACTTGGACATAGCGTGCTCCTTTCGAGCATGGTGGGATTCGAGTGCTGCTCTGGCCGACTGGACAGAGAGAAACAACACCCGTTTCCCCCTGTAGGAAACGGAATAGTGACTCGCGCTTTGGCATCGTCATCGGCTCTGTGTCTGGGTGTCCGGTAACGATGGACGTAGGCTGTGGCGTCTGCGTTGGGTGGCGATCTGGGGGGAGGGGCGTCGGCCCCCGCGCTGTGCGTCTGTTACGGGGGAAAGGCCCTATCTCTCTCAAAATTCCCCAACAAATCCCTAACCCGTACCGGGAGTACCAGACTTCTTCTCTTATATAGAAGAGGTATATATAAAGAATAGGGGAGCCTGTCTCTCGGTACGCCCGGTACCCGTACAGCGACCAAAAAGAACCCCCCACCAACCCGAAGGCGATGGGGGGCGAGAGGGGAGTATCAGTCCATTTCGCCGTGCAGGTGCAGCTTCAGGTAGTCCAGCGCGGCCTTCCGCACCTCCAGCTCCTGATCGGTCGCCTTCCGGCCCTCGTGCTTGACCGCACCCCGCTCAGTGCCCACCCACCTCGGTCCGGTCACCCCCTCAAGCCAATCCAGGAACCGCAAGGCAGCCGTAGCCCGCTGGCTGATGTCGCCCATCTGCACAGCCAACACCTGCTCCTCCACCGCCCCGTCCATGGATCCTGGCTTCATGAGCCCTCCTAGTGCTCGTCATCATACTCCTTCCTCAGACCCAATCCCTCGATTCCCCGCTCATGCCCGTGAGCCTCGCTCAACCGGGTCTGCCTCACGTCCCAGCTGCTCCCCTGCACCACCTTCATCGGCAGCAGGTTCATGCTCACGTGCATCCGGATCCGGTTCGCCTTCACCCACGCGTCCCACTGCGCCCTCAGCAGCGTGTTGCTCACGAACCCCCCCGGCATCCTCACGAACCGCGCCTCGAGGAACGCATCGAACGGGTTGTTCTGCAAGTGATACATCTTCACCGCCCGATCGCTCGCCTTCGGCACGGGCCACCTCTCCCCAGCCGCACTCCCCTCCAGCCGATGCGCACCCCTGATCGCCCACGCCGCAATCCCCTGCAACTCACCCTCCAGATCCCCCTCCAGATCCAGGTCCTCCCGCCCCTCGAAGCTCACTTCAAACGGCAGAACCAGCATCTTCCCGCTCAGCCCCCTGCCCTTGTTCGGCAGCACCGGGATCTCGTTGCTCTGCATCATCACCGCCGCATTCACCACCACGTTCCGCTGCTGCCGCATGTACTTCGCGTCCACCGTCATCGGGTCCCTGCCCACGATGTTCTTCACCACCCGGCACACCCTCTCCCCGTTCTTCCCCTCCAGCTCGCTCACCTCGTTGATGCTCAGCACCTTCGTCCGCTCCAGCCCGTCCATCCCAAAGCCTCCCGCCAAGTCCTCCAGGCTCGCGCCCATGAACGCGTCCCGGCCTACCAGCTTCCTCAACACCCCGCTGATCGTGCCCTTTCCACCCCGGATCTTGCCGTACATCAACATCCACCGCGCATACTTCCGCGTCCCCATCAGGCAATAGCCCATCCATCGCGCCAGCAGCTCTGCCCAGATCGGGTCCCCCTCGCCCCACTCCCGGACTGCCTGCTCCCACCTCGGGCACTTTGCGTCCGGATCCCAATTCACGGGCAGGATCGCCGTATCAAACCACCTCGGCGTCCTCTCCACCGTCTCCAGCGTCTTCACGTTCACCAGCCGGTCCATGAATGCGACCGTCTCCCCCGCCGGGAAGTCACCCGCCCTGCGGTCCAGCCACAGCGGGACGCTCTCCGCGTCGATCCTCACCAACGCCTCCAGCGCCCTCACCACCCCGTCCACCTTCGGCTTGTCCGGCCTCACCCGCTCCAGCACCAGCCCGTTCTGCGTGGCCCTCTGCCACACGCTGTCCTCCAGGAACAGCCACATGAGGTCCCGCACGCGCTCCTCATCGACCACCCGCCACACGCTGCCCTCGAGCACCCACCAGTCATTCCGCCAACGCCACAGTCCTCGCACCCCATCGGCTGTGGTAAATTGCCTCTGCAACGCAACGCGCGCAACCTTGACAGGCTCTACGCTGTCAAGCGGATTCTGAAGCCACCAATCTCGCATGTCGTGCTCCTCTCTCTGAATCGACCATTATGACAAGCTTCATTCCGAACTTCAACGCTCCCAGCCAGAATTACGCCGCTTCGTCGCTCACGCCGTACTCAAAGCGCCGCCACTCCCGCGACTCGAACCGCGGCGGCTCCGATCCTCGCAACCGCCGTCGTCGCGTCCGCTCCTCCGCTCCCGCCGGCACCCGAGTCGAAACCCTGCCGGACGGAACCCAAGTCTCCGTCACCCCCAAGATGCGGGGCATGCGCGTCCGACAGCAGCAGAAGACCTCGGGGACCGAAGCAAAGTCAACCAAGGCCACGAACGAGACAATGCGATTCCTCTCCTCAATGGGGATGATTCCCGGACAGGGAACCAGCGACTTCATCATGACCCCCGAGGAAACCGAAAGACGTCGGCGTGCCGCAGCGATGCAAAAGATGGCGAACATGCGGTACTCCGGATCTGCCCCAAGTTCCTGGTACGGCCAGTCCGTGCTCGGCGACCCCTCTGAGCTGACGGGAACCGGCGGAATCGCCTACTCCCGCTTCTACCCCCTGCTTGCCGACTGAGCAGCAAGTCATCTCGTTCGGCCGTGGCGTTCGCCTGATGAGCGAGGAGTACTACATCGGCGAACTCCGGGCGTTCGGCATCGACAAGCCCCGCGCGTTCCGCGCCCTGTGCCGGTCGATCTGCTGTCCGGTCATCGTGCTCGGCAGCACGG